CGGGAATTCACGGCAGGGAAGATAGGGTATAATTTTACGAGCCCGCCCTCGTAGCTCAAGTGGACAGAGCGTCTGACTTCGAATCAGCAGGCTGGCGGTTCGAGTCCGCCCGGGGGCGCAGAATATACAGGTCAATACTCCCCGAAACCACCCCCATACTCCACATATGGGGGTGGCGTTTTAAAGGGATTTGTTTTACTAAGGTCTATTTAATGCTTGTGGACATCTTCTCCAGCCATTTCTCCAGTTCCGTCTCCCTTATCCGGACGTCCCGTCCTATCCGTATGTGGGGAATTCTCTGGCGTTGGACCAGGTAATACACCTTGCTTTTTGAGAGCTTGAGGTATTTCGCGACCTCGGGCACGGTAAATAATTGGCCGTTCATCTTGGACTCCTTGTAAAGCATCTACTATTTTGGATACGTAAATTGCTACGACAACCTGTCTTACTCTGGGCGACATTTCCTCCTGAAATTCTTTTAGGGGAAAACGGGGCATTTCAGGGAGATTTACGCCTTTCTTTAGCTCAAAAAAGCGGTAGTCCTTTGCAGGGGCACACCCCTCTACACACCCTTCACTCATGCTGTTCCTGCAAAGCTGGCAGGTACTAAAGGGAGGTAAATGTATTGCTTTTCCGTCTTGTTGTTCAACCATCATTTTCATCTTACAAATTCCAAGTGATATACTCAAATCGCTGATATAGCTCAGTTGGCAGAGCAGAGCCCTTGTAACGCTCAGGTCGCAGGTTCGAAGCCTGTTACCAGCTCCGTGGACAGACTAGAAGTTTGGCCTGCCCACGAACTTTACTTACTTAGCTCTGCCTTCAGCCTTTTGTATGGGTCAACCCATACTTCAGTACCGCAGTTGGGACATTCGTAAACATCCCAGTCAACGCCTTTCTCCTTATGTTTCATAAGCGGAGAAAGCTTGGCTCTGCACATCGGGCAAGGGCGGTAGGTCTCATTCATAGTCATCACCTCCCCTCTAGCCTGTCCTGCTTAAACGGGTCAAGCCCGTAAAAGCCTTAGTTAAGGTGCGGTGGCTCCGATGTCAGCATTCGTTGGTTGACTACATCCAAAGCGTCCCTCAGCCTAATTCCTCTTTCCTTAAGAAGGTTCTCCTTGACTTCCTCTAAAGGTTCATGGGTCGAGCCGGGTAGGTTTGTTGTCTTTTCTACGTAGCGGATGTATTTGTCCTGCTGCTTTTCGCTGATGTACCTTCTTAGGAAGCATTCCCTATTTTTCAGTCCTTGTATCCAATTTGCATGGGTGAGGTATTGTCCTCTGTCGGCTTCGATGATTGGTTGTCCTGTTTCCGACCTGGCCGGCATTTTGACGACGTGGGGGTCATATTTAAAAAGCTGTTGTGCGATTTCATAGGCTTCATTGAGGTCGTGAACCGCAAAGCACATCACATTCCCAAGTGACCAGATTTTGAGTCTCAGCTCCTTTTCCAGTTGCCAAAGAGCTTGGATAACAACCATGAGTTCCAACTTCCTCGACCTGTATAGCGGTGAGATTTTTCCTATTTCCTCGGCCATCCCCGGAATTTGTAAGAGGGAGTAGACTTCATCCAAAACAAGCATTACAGGTTCATCTTTGGGGTTGGCTGGCCTTCGTTTATTTATCTCCGCGATTATCAAGGAGTAAACTTGAGTAAAGAGGTAGTGCTGAGTACTTTCCTGATTTATGAGGTTTTCACCGCTTACCAGAACTATCAATCCTTTATCTATCGCTTCTTTGGGTGTCCATCCAGGCCGATAATAACCAAGCCTTGCCCTTGTTTCCCTAGGTTCGATAATCCCCAAAATTGCCCGCAGGGAATAGCTTCTCAGTTCCCTTTCCTGGGGTTTGACATCTGCGCTTAAGAATTCTTTTTCAAAGTACCACTTTGCCTCTGGTACCTCGTGTCCGAATTTCGCAGTTGCCTGCCTCAGCATTGGTTTATCTATGAGGAGTTTTTTGGCTTCAGTTATCTGCCAATTTTCGCCGTGCTCGTTGTGGATTGCACAAATCAATCTGAAAAGCTCAGAACCCGTTTCCGTTATCGCAATATCGCCTAAGATGGGTGCATTCTTCACAAGGTAGTCGGATAATTTTTTAAGGTTCCTGACCACTCGCTGTACCTGGTCTTCGTAGTAAGCCCCGTATTCTGGTGAGAATTCGGGTAAGGGAACTACCCATTCTCTATTTCCCAGCTCGTCATAAACGACCCTTTTTAAAAGCTTTTCCTGCACTTCCTTAGGTTGCTGCAGTATCAAGGTCAGGATTGTGTCCGTGAGAGAGCCAGATGAGTCGAGGGAAAAAATTCCTCGGTTGGGGAATTTAACCGCATAATCCAATATCATCCTTGCGAGGCTGGAGGTCTTGCCCGAACCCTGCTTACCGATAATCAGAGTACCCATTGTCAGCCCTTCAGCCGGCAACTCATCTTTTCCAAATGCAAGGTAGGGGATTGGTGGTCTATCCCCTAAAAGAACTCTCTTAATGTCCTTCCAGTCCATCATTTTTCAAAGAGTACGGTTGCCCATCCTCTCCCCACAAATAGATTTTCGCGTCCAATTGCTTTCCTAGAGGTACGCTTGTGAAGGTCTCGTAGTCCACGAAAAAGTAGGGTCCGTCCGGGTGCTTTTTTTCGATGTAGGTTTGCAATCTGTCCCTTTCCACATCCACCACAAATAAAACCAGGGCTTCGCCTTTGAACCTACCTTCGATTGAGGGGAGAGTTGCTTGATAGCGTTTGACCTTGTTCATCACAACTCCCAGCTCGAAGTTAGACCTTGTAGAAAATTCATATAAAAGAAGTTTCCCATGGTTATAGCGGATGCCCCATTCTGGGACATTTCCCATCCCTTTGAACATCCTTTCGGGAATAATCGTGCAATCCCTATTCGACCAGGCCATCCTGATTAGCCCTTCGGTGCAACCCAGTCCGTGATAGATTAAGGGTTTCTTCATACCCTTTACCCTCCGAGGAGCTGAGTAGACGTATTTTTTACCGTACTTTTTCACTCTCAGCTTCCCTTGCTTGACCAACCTTGGCAGCATCACCTCTGTCCTTCGGTGTCTTTTCACTTCACCTGTAAACCACTCCACGTAGTGGTCCCTCGTCGCCCAATGGAATAATTGGGCTGCTCTTAGATATGCGTCCCTCCTTATAATCATGCTGGCCATTTTCCCTCCTTGAAGCGTGGAGCTAAACCGACATATTCCACGTTTCCTCCATTATAGAATATTTATTCTAAAATATTAGATGCACTAGCCAGACTGTGATGAAAGCTCCGATTATCCAGCCAGCCAGAATTACCAAGAAGGCGACCACGCAAAGGGTTCTATAAAGAAAGCTATCGTATTCCGTTGGAAAACCAGCGGTTACGGCATTACCTACCCACTGGTTTGCTATTCGTCTTACGGCCGTTGGCACTCCGACCCAAAGACTGACAACCGACATCGCAACAAGCCGTGCAGTAAATCCGACCACCCTTATAACCCAGGGTATTATGAAGCGGATTCCTATCAGGATGAAGCGGGCAATTCGAACCATCTGACTACCTCCACCCAAGTTCCATCTTCCAACACGACAATTACTGCGGGGTCTGTCATCAATGCAGTTCCTAAAATCCAAACAAACCCAAGCGCCAGGTATCCAATCACCTGTGCCATAAACACAGCCACCTGGCCAACGGTATCCAGTATCTCCTTGCTCTGGATCTCGGGTAATGGTGCCTTGGTTTTTTCAGGTGCTTTGAGGAGTTTAGGCGCTTCGTGAGCTATAATGAAGCCGACTGGTTTAATTCCCGCTAATTCGATAGTTTTAATTCTTTTTTCCGCTTCTTTGGGTATAATGGTTCTGTCAACCGGAGTGAACCACCACTCGTTCTTGTATAGCGGGGATGCAGGCACTCCACCCTTATCAAGTTCCCTGAACCACCAATGGTGTCGCCTTGCTATGGTTAGGGTCTTTTTTAATTCCTCCGTCTTTTGCAGGTACATTTCATCCTCCTTCCATTTGGTTTTACCTGTCCATAGTGTATTTCGTGGATAGTTTAAAATTCAAAACCTTTTGTTTTAATTACAGCAGGAGGTAAAAATGGCTGATGTTAACTACGAATCGCTTCTTGGAACGCTCAATGTTACAGAAGCCGTTATTCTCTTTTGGAAATGTAAAAAACTACCCTATAAACAGATAGCAAGAAAAAAGTTTCCTTTAAAAATTGATGCTGTCCAATGGCATATGAGTAATGTTTATTCAAAGTTGGGATTTGATCTTACAACACACGCCACCGAACGTTGGAAGATATTACAAGATAAGGTTTGTCCGGCTCTGTTTTCTCTTACTAACGGGGATGTAGCCAATATTACAAAGGATATTTTTAAGGGTGAAACACCTAAATTGGTTCCCAATAATTCCTTATTGCCTCTCGTTAGGGAAGAAAATGCATTAGAGGAAAGCGGAAAAGGAATTATTGTTTCCCCCACTGGTGAAATAATCACACTTGAAACTAAAAGAAAGCCTTCTTTAATAGGTCTTGGCTTAATCGTTGCCTTAATTACAGTAGCGGCATTTGTTGTCGGCAGACTTACAGCTCCTCTAATTACAGCAGCAGTTCCCTCACCAATCGTAATGATAATTACAGCAACCCAACCAACCCCCACAAATACTGTAGTGGCAACTGAAACCCAAGCACCCACAGCAACGATTGTTCTAACAGAGACACAAATTCCTACAAATACTCCACTTCCATCGCCTGTAGGACCAACAGTGCTTTTTGAAGATAATTTCGATAATGGACGTTCAAGTTCATGGCAGGTAGTGAGCGGGAATCCGGTTATCGCCAACGATGCCCTGACCACAGATAATGAGGCCACCTTACTAGTTGGTGATTCTTCGTGGGTAAATTACTCTGTAGAGTTTGACGCGCTAAACTTCTTTCATCCGGGAGTAAAGGCAGGCGGTATTGTCGGTGTTAGGGTTCAAGACCCGGATAATATGATTGCCTTCACTTATTACTTTTTCAATACCTTTTGGGATGTTGTGGAGAATGGAAATTGGAGCGAGGTTCCCAACACAAGAACAGGGGTAATCGGTTATCCTCCCCAAAGAATAAAAATCACAGCGAACGGACAAAAATATACCGCCGAGGGTAATGATGGAAAAATCTCATCCTTCGTAAACTCAAAATTCTCTTCGGGAAAGATATTGCTAAAGATTTACGGTGGTGAGATTATTGACAACTTTAAAGTAATTCAATTACCCCAATGACTATTGGATTTTATTTAAAGCTGACCTTATCCCAATAATTCCAAATCCTGCCAAGACGGTGTCTATGGCTACCTGTATATCTAATTTTCCAATGGCAAACCCAATTATTGCCCAGAGGACTGTAAGCCATCCAATAATATAAGTTTTCTTTCCATTGATGGTTTCTAAAATCTTCATACTCTCACCTCCTTAAATTCATAATTATTGATATCGTTAAAAATATCCAAGCTAAAAGTTCCATGGTGTGCATTATTCTGTCGTATTTATTTCTTTTTTTAAATAGATATCTGGTTGCCTCATCTATCGCATGAGAAATTGACAACAAGACCTTTTCTGTTGCCTTCTCGATAGGATATGTTTTGACATTTCCCATAAATCAATCTACCCAAGCCTTTTTGCTATCTGGTAGAGTAGATTGGCCAACCTTGTTTTAAACGTTGGTTCAATGGGATTAGCGTAAACAACGGTTCCTTGAGACTCTTTAAGAATTCCAAGTTGCGTTTGTAACTCGCCTAGTTGTGTTCTGGTATTGGCAAGGTCTCTTTGTAAATCCTTAATCGTGCTCTTTATCTGTTGAACCTCCATTACCCCCAATTCCCCTAAATCAATTTTTGTCTGGTCTGTTATCTTGGGTTCGGGTTTGGGTAAGTTCTTGGGTCTAAGCCAACCAAGTAAATTATTATAGTTGTGGTTTTGAAAGTGGCATAAACTCCCGATAGGATAATTCTGGTCGAAACTTATGAAGTGGCTCATATCGCCTTTAAAACAAATTGCAATATGTCCATATTGTCCTAACCCTGTCCCCCAAATCATTACATCGCCTTCTTCCGGTATTTTTGAGACTGAATACTCAATTTTGTCGTAAAAGTTGGTAGGGAAGTTGCTCCAGTAGTCTATCGCATTTCCTGATACATTTGGTGCAGCCACAACCTCTTTATTAAAGGCTTTGAAGACATCGACACATTGAAATCCATAAGCTCCGTCAAAGTCTAGTCCAATGCCGTTGTATTTTAAAAAGAACTCTTCTGGTGTCATACCTCTATTTCTTTGGCCTGATAGATAATATTATGGTCTAATCTTACGGGTTCTTCTATAAAAACGCATCCATATTTTTCGCAGTTGTCTTTATTAGGACAAATTACCTCCGTAGGCTCCAGCCTTTCGTGAAGGGCTTTGACCTTGGCTTTAAATTCAATTGGACAAATTTCTTTCATTTTGCAAGGTGCAACTTTAATAACGTATCTACATTTCTGTCAATCGTGTCTATCTGCTTGACTACTTGGTTAAACTCGTCCTTATCCACATAATTATCCTGGGCTTTTTCTACCGCCTCGACTCTTTGAACAATGTTGTTTAAATTTTGCTCAATAGGAGCCAGACGATAAGTAATATAAGCAGCAATGATAAGAGCCATAGTCTGTAAAATCGTGAATGCGATTCTGACTTCTTCCGATAATGCCAGTTTTTTGAGTTTTGACATGCCATCTTTATGTAAGTGCTTGAAATATAGCTGCGCCACCTAATAGATAAGTAACTACCAATTTGGGGTCTTGGGACACTCCCGTTTGATCTGCTCCATAACCATATAGACCATCTGTAAGCCTATAACCCCAATAGGGATTAGTATCGCTTAAGTCATTCGATGTCCTACAACCGAACTTACTTATTCCTGCCTTTGATATATTAGCTATTCCATTTGAATCCAAGGAGATATCGTTATATCCGGTTGTGGAAAAATTGGAATAACTTACGCTTCCAAAGCTTGTGGTGCCCACGTTTTGATAATCACCAGCCACAAGATTCGTATTTGAAGCCGGGTTGGAACTAACAACGTGAAGTGCAGGGGCATTGCCTATGGCATTCGCTTTAGAAGAGCCATATAGAGACCAAATTGCAGAGAGGATTTTCGCTTCCGTAGTCATCAAGGAAGTATCAAACAATGTAATACCTCTTATAATTCTCCACCATTGCCCCGATGAATCGCCACCAACTAAATCAGCATCAACTCCACCAACTGTAGCTGTAGTAATAGCATTTGTTCCTGCTCCTGCTCTTTTAGTTGACCAGCTTTCATTGCCTACACCATCCTCCCAAGAGCGTTGGACATAACCATCAACGGTATTTGTTTCGGGGTCGGCATCCGGATATTTGGTTAATGTATCAAAACCCAAATTAAACTTCGGATACCAAATAAAATCCCAGAAATGAAGCAAGTACCAAAAGGGCTTGAAAGCGTAGAATAGCCTTTTCCCGAACTTGTTGTGGGTTCTGAATTCAATTACATACTCATTTTTCTTTTTGCCCTTCCAAGTAATTGAATTGGGAAGGATACGGATTATCTTATTTTTTCCAACAGAAGACCTTTTTCCGTTAATACGAAGGGTATATCTTCCTAGGAAGGTATTTGCGAATGCGAGTAATAATTTTTGGTGTGTTTGAAACCACTGCTTGTCGAACATCATAGGTTTGACCCGATAAGAAAACCATCATAATTGTCGCTAGCGGTACAGATAAAGCCAAAAACGTCCGCTTTACCTGCGGTGGTGGAGAGTGTTGGAGCTGAACCGCCCGACCATTTGATTGTGGAGAACCAGGTGACTAATTTAGAGCCCCCAGTCCCTTGTATCAACCTGATAACAAAAGCCTGGCCAATCGATACGTTAGATAGGGCCAATGTCCTATTTCCACCAAGTGTTACCTGATGAATTGTGGCATCCTCTAAATCAAAAGTAATCGTGGTTCCATCGCTGTCGGTTTTTAAAGTGCTCAATGCACCCTTTAATACTGCTCTAACTCGTTGGTCGGAAATATTAGCATTGGTAATCGAACCTGCTCCAGAGGCAACCGTTACATCGGCAAGGCGCAAGAAAGGATTGGAAGCACCGATTGCAGTCTGAATTTCCGCATCTGTAGGAGGCTGCGGGGACGCTGCGGGAGTACCGGCTACAGCTGTTAACTTGGCAACGTTGGAAGCATCCGAATTCGGAGAGGCAGCCAAATCAACGTAAAGGACGATTGCATCCTTTCTGGGATTGCCTGAAGAATTAGAGGTAATGGTTACTGTGGCGTTGGCGGAAGACCTGATTGGATAAGCACTGGATGAGGAGCCCTTACAATAGGCATCTCCGGGATAAACCTTCACCGTCATATCAGGGGTTGGTTGTTCAGTGACTTTAAAATGGTCTGAACCCAAAGAGACTATTCCCGATATTTTTACAAAATCGGTAAAGAACTGTAATACAGAACTTTCAGGATGGGATGTCGCCCCACTTCTTAGTGTATAAATTGTCATGCTATTTGATTTTAGGAAGAAATAGGGGAAAGGTTATATATTTTATGAGGTGCTGATGGTATACCAGGTATTGTTCCTGCATACCTTGAAAGTATTGGTTGTCGTATTGTAATAAATTCTTCCATTCTCTGCGGTTGGGTCTGATGCTTGAGAATCGACAACCAATTTGCCATCGGAAGGTATTGTTATCTTGGTTAATTCAGCCTTCCTTTCCAAAGCCTCTATCCGCTTTTCCAATTCCTTTATTATTTGAGCGAGTTCATCCATACTACTTTAAAGATAAAGAGATTACAGCCTTCTGGCTACCGTCAATATCAATGGTTCTTTTATAAACTCTCTTATAGGAGTTATCTATATCTAATTCGGGAAGATTTATTTTAAGGCTATCCCCAACCTCGTAATCTAAAATATCGGGGGCTCCATCCTCATGGCGGATGGTCAATTGGACTAAAGGAGCCTGATTGTCTTCAAGAAATTTATCCCCCCTATCCTGCAAAGTTTGGCTTTCCTTCACATCAGTCTCCGAGAGTATTCCTTCCAGGAGGCCAAATGTTTCCCTATAAGTAGTTGAGCTGGTCCTGGTCTCATAAATCCTGTCATCATTAACACCTTCTCCTAAAACGTGAACCTTATTGGTCAAGGACATAATAAGTGGTTTTCTGTATTCCCAAGAAAGTATATTCTGATCATCGAAATAGATATTTTCTCTTTGGCTTCCTTTGGTCGGGTAATAAACATTGAATTGCTTTGAGGTGTTTATCCCAAAATCGAAACCATTTTTTAAATTTTCATTGCTCATTTGCCAGATTTCATATTGAATATCGGCAAAGCGGAAAGTCCTATCTCTATCAACCGAGGTCTGGATTGTTCCTTGAGTAATACCCAAATCAGAATAATAGGGATCGCTATCTTGGCTTTCATCTATCAATGTCCATGCAATTAGTCCGGCATCGGTCGCACTAAATTCCCTTTTTGCACCTGTTCTTCTCTTGGAAAGGATGGTAATAAAATCAACCGCCGCCACGGAAATATTGGTTTCTCCACTTTCGTTTTTATTGATTTGAAAATCCGAAACCAGACCGTAGAAGATTTTCGTCCCTTCCTTCTGAATCCAGATTTCTCGCTTTCCACCAGAAAAGACAAAAAGAGGGTCGGTTGAATACTTATCGGCTATCTCCTCGACAGCAAGGTAATCAAGTGAAAATCTGGCATCGGAACCCTTATTCAATTCTTCAATAAAAGAGAGTGAGCTGTAGGGGAGCTCGTATATCCTATCGTTTGCCAGGTCTTTGACGAATAACTGATACATTAAATTCCGAGATAATGATTTCTATATCTTATGAAGCATTTCCCCGTTGTTCCTGAAGTGACAGAAAGTTTCAGGTAATTATTGCCAGCAGCCAGAGTCAAAAAGTCCCCAGTAAATTTACCCCTTACGCTGTTGCCTGAGGGGTATAGTGTTACCGTGTGGAGAAATGTATCAACGACTATGAAATCATCAGCCGTAGCCAGGTTATAAGTGAGGTCTATAGATTCGCCGGTTGTGGAATTGGTGAGGGTTGGATTTGTCATTATCCCGTAAAAGGTGATTAACGGATATGCCTTGTAATTTCCAGAATTGACTAGAAAAGTTTCGGATGAGCCATCTGCTGACATGTCCATGGGTATTTCCATCGGGATTGCCATACCTCCGCCTGAAAATATATTGACTTCATTAATAATTTCATCGCTTGATTGTAGAAATGGATACTCAGCTTCAAACTCAACTAAAAAAGGGGTTAAGGTTTTATCTTCTGCCTTCAAGTTTCCAACTACGTTTACAGCTTTTACATCAATCTGAACTGAGACATCATTATCTTTTGTGATTTTTAAAGTCTGGACACCTTCAGATAGGATATTGCCAAGAAGTCTTACAAATTCTTCCCTTTGACTGGCTAGGTCTGAAAAAGACTCGCCCACTATTGCCCATTCGGTACTGAATTTGAATGAGCGGGATTGGGGAAGCGTAATCTTCTTACCCAAAAAGCCACCCTTATCTCGAACCGCGTAAGAAATAGATGGGAAACCAAGATTTCCGATCGCTGTGCAGAATCTTTTACTATTTGATAGTGGTGTATTGCCTAAAGCAATTTCTGTAATCATCTTGAGTTTCTAAGTTCCCAGGCCAAACGCTGGCCCAATAAAGCCAAATCCACATCGCTATTAATGAACGCATTGATATTGATTGGTTGATTTGTAGTTGTTGTTATGGAAGGAACAGGCTCTCTACCTGACAGCATATCTTTGGACAAAACAAATTCCCCCGCATGAAGTATCGCCAAACCCGATTGTCCTACCCATCCTCCGGTATCGAATGAAACTAACGGGATTTTGGGGAGATTCAACCCATTCCATTTAAAACCAGCTATCTTTTTGCCTGCGACATCGACACCGGGGATGTCAATTTTGATTCCATTAATTGCATCAATAAAGGTGTTGAACATGCCGATTATGGAATTGATGCTGTCTGAAAAGACCTTTTTAATTCCAGTCCACAATTCGGTCATAATTTTACTGACAGAGGTCTTTGCCGTATTGAATGCATTAACAACTGTTGTCCATAGATTGGTGAAAAATGTTGTTATTGGTTTCCAGTTCGTCATGACTAGGGTAGCAGCAGCTCCAATGGCAGCAGCAATCAAAATTACCGGAAGGGAAACTCCGATAAATGTAAGCATGGCAGCTGTAGCGGCCACAATCGAGATAAGAAGTATTCCGCCAATGGCACCGGCGATTGCTTCTAAGGCTACCTTATGTTCAGAGAGGTATATAATCGTTCCTCCTACTATTTCACCGAATTTCCCATAATCCTGACCAAGGTTTATTACATATGCATCGAGGGTCATGTTCCCCTGGACTAAATTCTATGTATCCGTCGCAAGGTTTATAAATTTATCTAATAAAGGTTCAAGGGCTTTGTCAATCAATCCCCCAATGGATTCTTCCAAGTTGTCTAACGTATTTTTTAAGATTTCCAGCTTTCCTGGAAGGGTTTCCCCTGCTGCCCTTGCGCTTCCACCAAATTCTGTTTGCAATTCCTTGAGAATGTATTTCTGTGCATCTAAAGACTTACCACTCTCAACCAGCTTCTTAACCATTTCGGTTTGGGCTTCGTTAAAGTTTACACCTACACGTCTTAGTGCTGTAACTCCTAAAATGGGGTCTTGTAAAGCCTTACCCACCTGTATTGCAGAAGAATTCAAATCCTGCTTTAATGCGGTGGATACATCCATAACTGCTTCAAGTGTTTGAGGAAAAGTGTCTTTACCTATGTTGGTAAACGTTAGAAGTAGATTTTCAGCTCCTAATACTGCTTCATCAGAATAAGTGGTTACAGTACTTAAACTAGATGCTAGTCCTAAAGCCTGTTCCTTTGTTACACCGGCTATTCCCCCAGTGGACTTCAAAACAGTTTCAAGTTGCTTGACTACCTTTTGGCTTTCCTCAAACGCACCTACTGATCTGATCGCCTCAGCCGTCAGCCCTGCCAAAGCTGCACCAGAAACAATTGCTGCATTTTTGAAACTATTGCTTAGAAGATCACTAAGCCCCCCTGCCTCTTTACCGACTTTCTGGATTTCTTTTGAAGCTTCATCTCTGGCTTTTAAAACAATTTCTAATATCCGTTCCTCCATGAAATTTGATTTTTTAAAAGGTAAGCTCTATGATTAACTCATTGTAGTAACCCGCCTATTCAAAGTTATATAAAATGACAGGGGTTCAATGCACCAATTGCTTGCAGTATAAAATTCAAAGAAGGTCGGATATTATCGGCGGAACTGGAGCATTAATGAGTGCCTTCGGCTTTTTTCTAATACCCTTCGTTATCGGTATCCCAATAGTTATATGCGGTTTAGCGGCATTAATTTATGGCTTGACGATTCGATTCACCAAGTATGAAAAATATATCTGCAGGAACTGTAAGAAAATTTACTCGGCTCTGGAATACAAAAGACTAAGAGTTATCGCTTAGCTTTACCTTTCTCCTTCTCCGCCTTAGCTTTCCCTTCAAGATAAAGCATGCTAAGAACAACCCAATCGGCAGGCTGTTGTTGAAGTTCGGTATAGGTAATTCCCAGTGTCTGACAGAGATGTACTTCAGTCATTTCGTCGGGAAGATGTCGGGCATTATCACTGTAGAAGGCTTTGAATACTTCTGTCTTTAAGAAGTCCCCCTTTTTTTGTCAATTTTCAAGTCTTTTGTGAGTTCGTCAATTTTGTCTTTAATGCATTGGCCATCAGGAATATCCATCTCATGAAGTGTTTTGGCAATATCAGTTGCTTCAGTTCCATCCGGTAAAAGGATTTTTACAACCAGCATCTCCATTGCTTTTCGGGACCCGACATACAAAACATCGCCTGTTATATCATTTTTTGCTTGCTGGGTGGAAGGGTCAATTTTTATTTGGGCGGCTACATATTCTTGAAGATCTTGGAATTCCCCCCATGACAATTTGGGCTTTAGGTAGACTTTGTAACCTCCTGGGGTTTTGAGTTCGATATATTCCATTAAGTAAGATTGGTGAGCAAATTGGTCACAACCACATTCAAGAGTTTGCTGGTTGCGGTATCATAAACTCCCTGAAATTCGATAGTTAGCAAGTTGTAGTCTTCCCTGAGAGGTGTTTCCGCTGAGGTAAATACGGCTTTGGGTATGGTCATATCGAACTTATTATTTGAGGCGCTACCTATTACATCGCCGGTGAGTATAAGTTCAACCGACCTTTCCGTTTTTCCCAGATAGTCAGTAATGAAAGCAGCGGTTGTTGAATCAAGATATAATTCGACCTTACCTTTTACTTCGGATGCCTTAACATAGTTATATGCAGGGTCATTAGTGGCATTTAGTGCGTGTAAGACCTCCAATCCGTTTATGTATTCGATTTCAAAGTTCTCAACCTCTCCTATGGCTGTTCCCCCCAGCTTGATAGAAACATCTTTCCAATTATAGGGACGTGGTGTGGTGTAGGCAGCAGTTATCTTGGAAGCCGTTGCCTGGGATTTTCCTTTTACTCCGAAAACGAACTTAACGCTTTCTCCTGCTTTTCCGCTTATCTTGAAATTGGTAACTAGGCATCCCGCAAACCTTTTGACGTTTTGGTCGATTGCCTGCTCGATGGTGAAGCTGGGTTTAGACTCCTGCTCAGTTATGGTATGCTCATAAACTGTACTTTCTCCTCCTTTGAGAGCGGAATTAACAGCTCCCAGGGCTCCCAGAATGAAATAGGCTGGATAATCGGGCATAAAATCCAGCGTGAACTCCCCCTCGTGTTTTTGGGCTCCAATATATGAATTTATGTTTTTAGCTAGTTGGGCTTTGAGTTCTTGGTTGAACTTAATATCGAGGTCTGTTTTGATTCCACCAGAGAAATCAACTGGAATAGATTTATCGGGAACAACAGCAGTCCCCCATGCGGATTCTTTCTTGAACGATATTTGATTTAAAACCCCCGTACTCATATTTCCTTAGTTTTATTCTTTTTTTCCTTTACCTCCTCGAAATCAGGGTGGTTGATTGGTTGTTCAACTTTATATTCCTTGCCTGGTTCAAATGTGCCCAGATAGGGAATGTTCACTATCTCATTACCTGTATATTTATATCGGTACCTCATAGCCTAACTCATTCTATAAAGGAGCTACCCCTTTGTTATATATTTTTAGCGGTTAATGCGTTTGTATGCATCAATGGTTATTTCGACAACCTTTACAGGGACTTCCCTTTCTGCGCTTCTCCAAATGCCCTTAGAGGGCGTGGAATAATCGCAGGTGTCATTCAGGGAAACATGGCTTTCAAGTTTGTCTATAACCAGGTCTGCTATGCTTCTTAGGATCCCCTCTGCATCGTTTGCGCTGTCCAATTTGTAATAAAGTCTGATGATATGGCTATAGCATCGTCTATTGGCTGCCGTATCGTTTGGTACGTTCTGGTGACTTATCGAAGAAACCGTAGCACAGGGATATTTAAGAAGCTCAGCCGGTTCTTTGCTGTAAACCGCCAAAAGCTCCGTAATTTCGCTTAATAAACTAACAATGGCATATGAAATGGCTACGTAACTCATATTACCCTGCTAAAATTGAAACGATATTTCCCAATGCCTCCTTCATAAAATTGACCATAATTGGTTGCGATTCGTCTCTCGCCCTTTTAAAAAACAATTTTCCCTTTACACCCCTTACAGCTCGGGCAAATATCCACTGCCCGTTTTTCTTCCAGGCCAGGACTTTGGCTCGGATTGGCCTGATCATCCTTCTGCTTTTTCCATAAATTCCTGTTCCATACTCCTGATAGGGAGCATATTCGATATTCGTTCCCACTTTGGCGATAACATTGTTACCCTGGGCTTCTGCCCGCTGGGTGGTAATGCTTCCCCGTAGAACTGTATATTGAACAGGGGCATAGCTTTTCGCTTTTCCCTCGACTGTAAAAGCTGTTTTATTTAGGGCATCTTTTAAATTGCCAATTACTATCTCGGGGCTTCTTTCAAACAAGTCTTCCAGTTCTTTTCCCCCAATTACTTCAACCGATAAGTTGTAGTTCATATTACTTTTTCAGCGACCATCCTTTGATAATACGCCAGGCTGGTATCGTAAACCGTAGGGACACCACGGATAATATATTCATCATCCCCGCTTTTCAATTTGTCTGCATTTTCCAGGGTTACAGGCTGGTAAACAAAGACTTCATAAGTGGCATAAGCGGGAAGTTCGGGATAGACCGCTAAAATATCCGTCTGTGCAGGAAAAATAGTGCTATCAAGCCCAGTAATAACAGCAGTCGGATCGTATTCTTGGTTATTTCCTGTTTTAGTAAGTCTGTAAACATCAACGGTATGGGTAGGTAACATTTAGACATTAATAAGCCTGTATCTATTCAAGACCTTTTCGACATAGAGGGGAATCCCGTCTTTGGTGAGGTAATCAATGCTCATTGGTCCAATTGAAACCCGGCTGACTGCTTTTCCAGCAGAATCCTGGGATTTAAATATTTCAGATACCCATCTCACAATTGCGTGTTTTAAATCTTCAGGGACGGTGGTTGCAGAGGTTTTATATTTTATTTCAACCGAGCGGGGTATATCTGAAGCGGGGCTGGCAAGCTTAACGTAAGTATCATAAACGTAAAATTCATCTTCGCTCTCCTCAAGAAGGTCGCCAGCATAATCCGCCCTTATATCGGTTTTAACGCTGGTTACACTGACAATTGGGGGATAATTAATAAAGAAAAGGTCGGTACCACCGTCAAAGATTTCGGCAATTTCATCTGATGAGGTTTTGGACCAAGTACGGTTGCAGTAATCATCAACAAAGGCATCAATGGAAACAATCAGATCGGTAACTAAAGCTATACCATCAGCCGTTAAAGTAATATTTAAGAATTTTTCAATATCCCCCGTTTCTATATATGGCATTGTTAATTTTTAGATGGGCTTCCTTTTTAAAGACTACCTACCGCTATTATATAGATTGCCTGCATTTCTATTATATAAATTACCTTTCCTACTAAACATTGCTAACTTGCGTTCATAAAGTTTGCCGGGCTCTGGAGAAGGAGATGGTGAAGCGCTGGGACTTAAACTGGCCGATGGCGACAATGAAGCTGATGGACTTAAAGAGGCTGATGCTGACGCTGACGGACTCAAGGATGCACTAACCGATGCACTGGGGGAAAAAGAGGCCGAAGGAGATATAGAAGGACTAACTGAACCGGATGGCGAAATGGAGGCACTCACGCTAGCAGATGGAGAGATTGAAGCTGATGGACTAACGCTGGATGATACTGAAGAAGAGGGACTTATGCTGGGACTAACGGATGCCGATGGAGAGATAGATGGAGATACACTAGGACTTACACTGGGACTCACTGAGGGAGAAGGGCTAATACTGGCTGACGGGGAAATGGAAGCGCTGACGCTGGCAGAAGGCGACAAACTTCGACTAACTGACGCACTGGGTGAAAGCGAAGCTGAAGGTGAAAGAGAACGAGAAACCGAGGCAGAGGGACTTACACTAGGTGATACGGAAGGGCTTACTGACGCTGACTCTGGCGGTATAGAAGGACTAATAGATGCTGAAGGGCTAATCGAGGCTGATACCGAAGGAGAGACAGATTTACTTACCGATGCCGACGGACTAATTGAGGGAGACACACTGGAAGAAACTGAAGGCGATACAGATGCACTAATAGAAGGACTGATGCTTGCCGAAGGGCTTACTGACGGAGATACACTTGGCGAAACCGACGGACTTATCGAAGGTGAAACGGATTTAGATACAGATGCCGATGGGCTTATTGATGGACTAACAGATGCAGATGGTGAAACCGACGCTGAGACAGACGCCGAAGGTGAAATAGATGGTGACACTGAGGGGCTTATGGAAGCGGAAGGTGAAAGACTGGGACTTACAGATGGACTAACTGAAGGCGAGACAGAAGGTGATACCGATGGACTCACACTAGCACTAGGAGACAGGCTTGGTGAAACGCTTGGGGAAACACTGGGGCTTACTGAAGGACTCACACTTCTTGATACTGAGGCACTTGGGGAAATGCTGGGACTTACCGAAGCTGATGGTGATTTAGAAGCAGAAGGACTTATCGATGCCGATACACTTGAACTTGGACTTACACTAGGACTTATTGAAGCGCTTGGTGAAACTGACGGACTAACTGATGGACTTACACTAGGACTTACCGAAGCAGATGGGCTTATCGACGGTGAAACAGATGAACTTGGACTAATGGAAGGTGATACCGATGCCGATGGTGAAATCGACGGACTAACTGATGCTGAAGGACTTATCGATGGAGAAACCGAAGCGCTAGGACTAATCGATGCACTTGGAGAAATACTGGGAGATACACTAGCTGATGGAGAAATTGAAGGAGATATTGATGGTGAAACAGATGCGGAAGGACTAACTGACGCACTTGGACTTATGGATGCTGATGGACTGACGGATGGTGATGCGGAAGCTGAGGGAGATATACTAGCAGATGGTGATATAGAGGCCGATGATCCTCCACCTGCCGCAGTAGTAAAACTCCTTGTAGTAGCCCATGCCCCCCAAGTATTACTTCCAGATGGGTCAATAGCTCTTACTTTCCAGTAATAAGTAGTGGAAGCAGCCAGTCCTGCCTCTGCCTGAACTGCATAGGTTATTTCATTTCCTGAAGGCCAAGGGTGAGGGTCGCCTGTTCCTGTAAAATGAGAGGGGGATTCGGTGGATGAGAGGACATCAAGGAGAGGTGTAGATCCAAACTTAATTTCCATTACCACCGCACCCGTATCTTCAGTACCACTAAAACTCATATCAACAGTAGTATCGTTAGTATTCTTAAACTCAGTTGAGATTTTATAATCATTAGCAGCATCAACAGCTTCAGAAATTATGGTAAATCCACTACCCGCAGTACAGGCTGAATTATAAGATGGGGCAAAACAACCGTAGGTGGCATTTGATGTACTTCCAAAAGCTCCTAAAGTTACAGATAAAGAGCTTGCACCTGTATTACGACCTACTTGATTTTGAACAACTCCTTGGTTCGTTGCTGTATCTACGTTAGTAAATTCATCAACAACAACAGTACATCTATCTTGAGTCTGTCCTGAATGATCTGTAATAATAGTTCCAGAACCACTACTGGCAGGTATTCCTCTAAAGACTGTTAATCTAGCTCTACTACTACTGGCATCATCAGGTAAAACAGTATTTACCTGTGTCCAAGAGGTACTAAATCCAGTAATAGTAGGAATGTTTGGATCAGTGTTTGTTCTTAACCCTGAATGAACTGAAACTACATAAAGTTTTCCTGCTGTAACTGAAAATGAAGATGTCTCATAAGATGAAGCCTGGGTGTCCGTACTTCCCCATTGAAGTTTGCTTGCAACACTAACTGTAGTAGGGAAATTAACATTAGAAACTTGTACCTCATACTCCACTTCATCTGCTTCTGTATCTGTTCCTGTAAAGGTTAAGGCTGGGGTTACACTTACTCCTGTTGCGCTATCGGCTGGAGTACCTAAAGCAGTTGTGGGGGAAACATTAGCCGTAAAGATAAGATAGGATAATGCACCATCTTCTCCGTTATTACTGCCAGTACAGGTAATTGCTGTCGAACTTAAAGCGGTTGTTCTTGTAGCAGTTGTGTGAGTATGTGAACCAGCATTAACCTCAAGATCTTCAGTAGCATTTGCCCAAGTTTTTGAAGTGGTAGTGGCAGTTGCTCCACCAGCTACTGCAATAAACCCCCCATCCGTTGCGATAGTAATTGCTCCCGTTGTGAGGGGAGAAGTAGCATCCATGTCGGTTGACCCATTTCCCCCCGTTGAAGAATAAACAGCATCAGCAACATCATAAACAGAAATGTGGTTTGTTGTTGTATCTACATCTGCTCCAAAAGTAACTGCCACTGTAGCAGTATTTCCTGTAGGATATTTAAGATAAAAGGCTCTGGCATATACAACCCCGTAATTTCCTTGCGTACCAGCACTCATAGCCGAACCACCCAGAGTACAGGAATTTATTGTTGCACCAGATAATTCTGAAGTTACTAAAACTACAACAGTTCTATCTGGGTGGGCTGTACCGATAGATACATTTGAGTATGTTGCTACTTTAGATGAAGAAGCTACGCCTGCTGGATTATCAGTCCTTGTAATTGAAACTGCCATTACCCTACCCTCACTTTCTCCGAGCTAATCTGAAGCTTATACTTTGAAGAATTTAGAGATGTTTTGTTGATGGCCATACATATTATTTAAGCATTAACAATAGCATAATCAATACAACCAATTATTTTATATAAAAAATCCCCGCCAAGGCGAGGACAAGTTTCTTCTCTTTATTAATTCACTTATTAAAATCGAGGGTGTTGAAAAACAAGTTCAAAATCCTTATTTTACTTTGAAACTTCAGGAGTTTTTACCATTTTGTCCACTTTTGGACTTTTGATTTCTTTTAAAACCCTAACCGAATTTCCCAATGCTTTGGCTTTTTGCTCATCAATTTCATATTCCTCTCCGGCAATATATCTTTTGCCCTCAAAGGTTGTTCCTTCTATTACTTTTACGCTTACTTTAGTCATGTATTTCACCGCCTTTCGGCTGGCTCGTGGTCTCAGCTTTCTTATGTGTTCTGTCCGCTTTTCCACTCACCCTAGAGCCATCAGTTAATTAGATTTTCCCTCGGCTTACGAAGCTGCTGTCTTCAACCATGCATAAGCGTTAGCTTGTTCGGCTAACTTTATGTCGATTCTCTCAACAAACTTCACGGCTGACATATCCTGCTCAAAAAGATTGAGCGCGGTAGTTCCATCTGTATCGGTAACTGTTGCTTCATCCGATATAGACATGGTTATCTGCTTCCTGTCGCCAAACAACATATAGTTGAAATTGGATAGGGCTACAAATTTAGTAGATGCTGCCGAATCGCTCGCTGCTGGCAAAGCATCGGATAATTCAACAGGAAGTGTCCAAAGGGTTGTAATGCCGCTTCCGGCTGGCTGTTGCACAATGTAATCACCAGACAGTGTTGATTTCAGCTTTCTAAAAATATTCAATACTGTGTGATGCATAACATATCGAGCACCGCCTACAGCCTTGCTTTTAAGTTCATTCTGCATATCCAGAAGATCATCGGCAGTTGCATCAGTAAAGGCATCCTTGGTAGAACCCATTGTTACACCTGTAACGTCTGAACCTTGGAAAATACCTTCAGTTGCTGCCAAACCTTTCAAACCCCACTCATCTTCCTTACCGGCCAATGCCTCCGCCGCAAGTATGGTTAACAGATTTACAAGATCCGGGTCTGCATCTTCCAATAATTCATTTGATATTGGGATAAGTGCAGCCAGTTTTTGAGCCGTTAAGACAACCTCGCTCAAAGTTGCCTTTGAGGAAGTTGCCTTCGTATTCTCTGAAATCCTATAAGCTGTTACTCCACTTGCGCTGGGAACGTGCTGAGTAAGGCTCTTCATCGGCCAATGCCTGGCTAGTCTTCTGACTACACCATAATCATTGGCAACCCTGATAATCTCATTGCTGAAATATTCAGGAACAATGAATCCCCCATCTGCATCGGTTCCCTCGGACATTGCTTTGCGCTCAACTTCTGTCAAAGCTTTAGCCCGTGCTCCATCTTTATTCTTGATGGCCTTCACAAATTCTGAGGCTCTTTTCTTATCATCAAGGTCCTCGGTTTTAGTGTCTTTATCACCACCGAAGATGTCTTTGCGGAGAGGTAATTCGTTTTTAACTTTTTCAAATACCTCTTTGGTAATACCGTTTTTAAGCTCCTCTTTTATATCATCGAGGATTTTCTTTGCTTCTTCATCCATTCACTTCTCACCCCCTCCCACTTTTAAAGTCTTTAATAACCTTAAAGCCAAACCAGTATGTTTATCGGATTGTCGAAGGTGGATTTGAACGGCTTTTAAGAAGGCCAAAGTATCTTCTTTCACTTCAGGTTGTTCTATTTCGCTTTCAATCAATAGTTGCAGCTCTTCAGTTTGAGAAATCAATTCGTCAAAAAGGTCTTTGGATATCTCAATCTTTTCTTCCTTTTCTTCCGGAGGTTGAGCTTGTGCTCCGGAGGCCGCCTCAAATTTTCCGCCATGGTTTTCACAGTGAGTTCGAGCTGCTTCCTTTTCCCAGGTATCTTTGGGATATCTATAAGCCTGTTCGGTCATGGTATCTTGACCTTTGAGCTTCCCCATAATCACCCGATATTCCTTACCATCGTGTTTCCTCGTAGTGCTTCTGAAGGAATCGTTTTCAAAATCATCAGGATTTCTCAATCTGCATGAATGCTCTTCAGGATAAGGTTTTAAAACCTCCTCGGCCTTTATCTCCTCAGTCTCTTCGGATTTCTTTTGTTCCTCAATAATTTGGTCTGGGTCAAAACCTTTGCTTCTGACCATCGTCAATGCATCGGGATTATCAGGAACAAGTACTGCGGAAAATTCATAGAGTTCCCACTCCTTATAAATCCTTCCTCCATCAGGTCTTTCCTCAGATTCAATTGGCATAAAACCGATTGACCAAGCATTCATATAGCCCTTGCGGTTGAGCTCGTAAATCATGTCTGCTTCGGGGTTTACCCCCTTAGGGGTAAAGGCAACTTTTGCAATAACCCCGTCATTAGTGACGTTTATCTCTGTGGCTTTTCCGATCGGGGGCCTATCATAACGGTGGAAGGCAGCTACAATCGGATTTTTCTGGTAGTTCTCCAATAAAACGCCCCCGGGAATAACAACATCATTGCTTCTATCTGGGGTAGGAGTGGAAATCTTGACGTACAAAGTACGCTTTTCCCCCTCGGCTTTGGTTACTTCGGTCTGTGTATATGTTTTTCGTATTAACTTCATGCCTAAACGATTGTAGGGAAATCTCTCCCACTTGTTATATATTTTCTAAACACCCGCTTTGTTTTGACAATTGTTATTACAATAATGATTTTTTGACCTATTGAAATCGTAACGGCTTCTTACCCATCTAGTTCGTTCGCTCCCGCAATAACCGCAATTAAAAGTAAATAACATAATTTAAACTCCGGGTATAATAACACAGCGACAGTTAGGATGTACGGGCGGAACCATGTTTCCAGTTGAAAAGGCTTTATCCAAAGGTATGTCTCCATCGGCTTCATTCAGAAGGCATTCGGGATCCACTCGGTCATCACCTGCCGTCAGCCACCTTTTAGTTTTGACTACTCCTGATTGGCGGTATCCTTCTAAGGTTCCCTCTGCATAGCCGGCAACAACTTCACTTCTTGCTATCCGGAGTGCTCGCCATTTACTTTCATTATCAAAAAAATCCCCGATTGTTTCAGCAATGTCTGCTGCGCCTTTGCCTTCCTCAAACGCATTTAAAATCCTTTCCCGCATATCGTCTTTTATGGATTCGGATACACTCTCGGCATGTTCCAATCCATGCTTCTCCAACCATGCTTTTGCAAGAGGATTTTCAAGGTCAAAAGAAATTTCGGATTCGACGTGTGTAAGAGCCTGCTTGCCCCCAAAAGCAAGAGTTTCTTTCAGGGCATCAGATATGGGTCCGACTAAAACTCCTATCCATTCATTCCAGCCGTCAAACAGAAAATGCACCAAATCTTTAGCAGCATCCTTGTTCTGCTTTTTATTCGATTTCTCATCCAGCCTTTTAATCAAAAAGGACTTCCTGTCTTTCAGAAGTCCCTCGAAAACATCCTGATATTCGCTTATCTTTTTCCTGAGATATTTAACCCTCCGTGCAACCAGCTTATCAGACGCGCTTTTCTTCTTTAGCGCTGTCCTTTTCCCCTCTTGGCTGTTATTGTCTTTTGACGGTTCTGTTGAACCAAACGGGGTTAGGATAAAAGGTTCATCTCCCCAATCGACAGGCTGTTTACCGAGTTCGTCTCTAACCTCGTTTATTGTGTAATAGCCGGTCTTTAATCCCGACTCCCAGCGTTTAATATCCTGATCGATGTTTTGAGGAACAGGGCTTTCGTAATCAAAGAAATATTCCTCCTGGTCAAGCCCCCACATCGGAAGATAAAACTCATTAAGCTTGTCAACGATAAATCTAACTTCTGGATCGATAACCCGCTTTGCAAAGATATAATCGGTTGCCTCGGCATTAGCTCTATTTACATCATCCGTAATTCCCAATACTGAACGGGGCACCCTGAAAAGGGATAATATTTCGTCTCTTGAGAATTTGCGCTGTTCAAGAAAATCCATCTCTACTGGGGTAAGAGAGACTTTCTCAAATTTCAAGCCCCCGTCCAGAACAGCCACTTTATGTGCATTTTCAATTCCTTTGTAGTTTGCATCCCATTGTTTCTTAATCCTATTAAAAATATCCTTTGACAAAGTGTTCTCCGTGGAAAGAATCCCCGAAGGTATGGCTGAATTTAAAAATATATTCCGGTTCCATTTGGAAGCATATGTATCGGCATCTATTGCATAGGCTGCTGCCCGAATAACACCGATACCTCGGTATGGATTAAGTGGATTGAATTTCTTGAAGTGGATAATTTCATTGGCTTCAAAAGGAACCTTTTCTGCTTTGTCGTTAGTAAAGACATAACCGCCTATAAACTTCTTGGCATCCTTTACAATCTGCATCCTATCTGGTCTAAGCGGCCAAATCTCTATAGGAGTTCGATTCCCGCTTCGAACGATATACCAGAATGCGTTACCGTCAAGTTTTAAATACCCTCCCGTTGCATACAACAAATCGCTAGAAGACATGAAGTCGTTGACGTTTCTAAGAAGCTTGCTAGCCTCATGCTCATCTTCTATTTCTACGTTCTCGCCTTTTTGGTGTTTCAGATGGAGTTTGGTTGCTGCAACATCATCGACGATAGCATTAACGCAGGCATAAACCCAGCCCGTATAGTAAGCGGAAAGATAATCGTCATCCTTTCTATCAGGATAGGCAATATTATTAAAAAATCCATATATAGGGCTGTTAACAGCTTTTTTCCGTAAAAAATTAAAAATTCCCATACCTAAAAGATTGTAGGGGATTGAAGGTCTTTACTTATACAAATTGACTAGATCCATCTAACCTTTGGAGCAATGCGTTGGGTAAACGTAAGCATCCAGGCTTCAGCATAATCAGGGCTTTTGCCGGTTCGTTTCTTCAATTCCTCTTTGGGCTCAATCTGCACCACCTTATCTGTGGATACTTTGTACTTTATCCAGTTAATTTGCCTAAAGCCGGGGTTTTTAATAAGTTTTCCACCGCCTTTTAACCAAACTCTACCCTTCCAAAAGTTTTCCGCTTTGATGTTTTTATATCTAGTCTGATCAACCGGCTCCTTACCTACAGATACCCCATTAACTGCGAAACCCTTTTCTATACACCTATCCGTTACCCCACGGCCAACACCTATATCGTCAATGTAAACATCGGTTGCATCCAGGGTGGGGTATTTCTTTAGAATCCGTTCAACTTCGTTGACATTGGTCATTGTGTCGTTGCTGCGATTTTTGCTCTCCACCCAAGCCTCTTTTCGGTTTCTAAGAACATACACGTTGTAATCCCCTCCACCTCCAATATCTACACCCAGTTTTAGCTTGATTTCTACATCTGGCTCTTTTTCAATAAAAGCCCCCTCAACCTCCTCATCCGTCACTAGGAAACGATAACCCTTCTCGTCAATGTAGTCTGCTTCGGGAAATAAGCATTCGTAGAAGATATCGAAAAAGGCTTCTTCGCGCATCTCCTCAATAAACTCAGGTGAGTATCTGCCTTCCTCTAGTCCAATGTGGTAATCAATGAAAATCTTGTTATACCTATCGGAATGCCAGGTCCGATGGAAATGGTTTCTATAAAAGGGATTACCTATTTCAAGAAGAAACTGGTCATTGTAGGGATAACCCCCCAGCATTCTCTTAACTGTCGCATAAAGGCTATCGTCAATTAAAGACGACTCATCCAGAATTATCCGGTTTCCTCCAAAACCCATTGCGGCCTCAAGGCTTCTCTTTTTGTTTCTAGCATCGAGGGTAAGGGTCATTACTCCCCCACCGCCTTTGAAGGTCATATGAGTACGGCTTCTTTGCCTTCTAAGTCTGTCTAAGGTCTCGGATTTATCCAATTCCAGGCGTTCTACGAATAGACGGTCATCAAAACAATGGTCAATAAATTGCCCCATGATGATTTGTGTCTTTTTCTCGGAGGGTGCAAGAATTACAAATTTCTCATCCGAGCTGGTAATCCGAAGAAGCGTTGCCTGGGCAACGGTCATGGACTTTCCATATTGAGTGGGGGCAATTACCTGGTTTCTCCTAAAGAGATTAAACATTATCAGTTCTGCAATCCTTCGCTGATTGGGAGTCCAGATAACGGGCTGTCTATTTACCTTAAATACTCTTTCTATCCCTAATGTTTTTAAGTTTCCGTTCGTCATGCTGCATAAGTTCTTTTAAGAGCTTCACCCCTTCGCTTTCGGTTACATCTTCATGCTTTAGAATTGCCCCAAATCCTGCCATCTCCAACGCCTTTATGGATACATTTGCTTTTACAATGGCTGGCGTTTTTGGATTTCTAATCAAATCCTTTATTACGATGATTGCGTCCACTGCTATCTCTTCAATTTCCTTCGAGATCCGCTCCAACCTTTTTCTCCGGTCCTTCAGTTGTAATTTCCTCATGTGCTGGTAGGCTTCATAACAAGGACCCGATTTGGTAAAGTACCAGCGAGCTGTCATGTACTCAATATTCAGCTTGGCGGCAATATCTTTTAAGCCGATATTCTCCAAACGCATATCAACCGCCTGGCGCATCTTCTCATTCAACTTCAAGTATGGATCTGTCTGCAGTACAATATTGTTTGGTTCTGTATTGTTCTGTTTATTTTTCCGCATATTTCCGCACTCCCCTACTCTACTTTCCCCCTATCTCCTAGCTTCAATTACCCACTCCCCTATCGCTAATTCAATTTTTCCTTGATCTCTGCAAGCAATTTCCGCAATATCTCCAAATCAAGTCTGGGATATTCTTTTAAAACTTTGTTTTGGTCCCAGATTACAAACATTCTTCCCGGTGTCACCTCAGGATTGGAAAGATAAAACAAATAGACTAAGTTGCGAACCAGTATAAACTTTTCATCAGTTAGTCCCGACATGGCAGAGTACTCTTTTCCTTATCCTAGGAATAATTTGGTGGACGGCTTGTAAACTTATACCTAGTTTTTGGGCGATCTCTTTTCTCTTAAAGCCCCTGGATAAAAGATCAACCACCTTTTTCTGCTTATTGGTAAGACAAGAGATTACGGTGAGCTCGTCAAAATGGCCATATATATCTTCTTGCTGGCCGCCATTATCTCCCAAGTCAAAACCATTCTCTTGTAATGTGGTTAAAGATACTTGTTTAACGTAGACCCGTCTAAAATCCATGACTATGGAAAACAAAAGACGCCCGCCTAATAATTGCGAGCGTCTCTATATTTTTCATGAAATCAGGCATTCCAATTTAGTATGGCAACAATAAAAGCTGGTGTCAAGATTCTTTGAATATTCATTTGCTAGGGAGGTCAAATTTTAATGTAAAGATTGTAAAATGTGTTATTATATATGTGCAATTGTGCATCTAAACGTTCCTCCTTGCTGAAAGAGCCCCCCATGGCTCTGATAGTTTGGGGCAGTCACAAGACCCCGGCGAAAGCTGAACTATCTAGGCGAGGAGGTCAAATTTAATAGTAGTCCATATCCCCGCTTCTAAAAGCATCCAATTCGGGTCTCTCAAGTAAACCTCTGATTAGGTCATAACTTCTTGTATCCCCATCTTCCCATTTTCTGAAGATGGCCCAATTAACGTAATCAGTAATTTGAAGAAAGCAATTGGACGCTGAAGTAGGGAAATAAATCCTAAATGGTGTCTTAGGACCCTTTTTTACAATTTCACTTTTAATCGTATTTATAAATAACTTTTTTTGTTTATTCACAGGAGTGCCATCTACAAAGATGCACAATTTGGAATATCTATATGCTTTAAAAACATAGTCCAATAATGAACCGAGAAACCGAGGATAGAAAACATGCGGTTCTCTAAGTGTTGGATTGGTTCGATATTTCCGAATTACAATTGAATTAGCTTGGAAGCATCCCATGTGACCAATCAATTCAAAAAACAAATCTCTTACGGGTTGCTTATCCTCGGTAGCATGAAATAAATGGCACAAGTGATTTTCAAGGTATCCCAGATTTATGCAGGATAATATATCCCCTGAGAGTATTTCATGCCGTAACCTTGTTATTGCTTCAACACTATCATAGGGAGTCGGAGTAATAACAGCTGTAAAAGTATAATGCCTCGTTCCGGAGGCAGTGAAATTGAAATCCCCCGACTCATCGATGAAGATATATAAAGGATCTGTGGCCATATTGTTAGAAACCCTCTCGTTTTGTCAAAAATACTTTGTATTCGGAAAACCATTGGAGATAATTTTCTCACTAAATTGTAACTTGATTTTGTAATTTAATCGTTCCCGAGGATGGAACAATCAATAGGATAGGAATTAGGAGAGTATTTTAAAAATCCCCGGTTGTATCTGCTTCATCATGGTAGTAAATAGAATGACTTCTGTCGAAATTCTCGTAATCCCTGTCCGCTTCGAATCGTTTATCCTCTTCCCAGTCTTTAAATTCCTCTTCTGTCATTTCGCTTTCAGCCTTTTTAAGTTCTCCCTCTAACGGGTCTCTGGGTGCTTCGTAAATGGTCTGGTGAGCACCTTCCTCAGCTCTTACAAAGAATACCTTTTCTCCTTTTTTGGCTGAACAAGAGTCGTGAACTATCTCCGGATCCCCCTTAATTCCTATTCTTGCATTTAGACCGCACTCGGGGCAAGTCCATTTATGAAGAGTTGATTTGCCTTTCCTGCCCTTTCCCAGTTCCTCCATAAACCACCTGAACCAATCAATATTCAAATCACCTGGAGGTTCGGGTAGCCCTTGCGGTTTTTCTACTCCCAATTCCTTCATCAAAATTTCAAATGGTCCGTCGGCCAATTGGGTGTGGCAGCCTGCGCCAAGCATAGGATGAAGTCCGATTGATTCGCACTTTTCCACAAACTCCTTATTGTGGTAGTTCTTGCTTTTACCTGGGATAATGGGATCTTTTCCATAGACCTGTTGAAACTCGTGTACCTGTTCATGTAATAAAGTTTCCAGTTCCGCCCACCTCCCAAACGCCCATTCCTTTTTTCCATCTTTATCAATGAAGTGTTCGCTATTCATTATGATTTCATTCTGCAGCCCTTCAGGGCTTCGGGTTAATCTGAAAGCAGCAAAGGTGTTGAGGTTCCGTAAATTCTCAAAGGCGATTACCGGATCGGGAAGCCTTTCCCTATCTAATCGGTGCAGGGGGTCTATCAGCCTATCTTTAAACAAAACAGCCTTCTGGTACAAATAAGAGGCTTCTTCAGCATATTCCCAATCGCTGGCTTTCTCAGCATTTTTCCGTACTTCGGGTTGTGGATTGACCTTCTCTATCAATTTCCCCCGTTTAGCTATGTTCGGAACTTCGTGCTCCATATTCTGTTAAATAATTTTCCAGAAATACCCCCTTTATTTTGTTTTTTTCATTTTGAGAAACTCCCCCTTCTTATTGTTTTGTTTTTAATCGACACGCTGAATTCCTGATGTTCGCCTTTCATAATTTTTCCTGTACTCTCGCATATAGAAATATCTTTTGGTACTCAAGTTGCATATTCTGCTCCAATACCTATTGTGGCATTTTGGACTACAAAACTTATAATTGCTTTGCTTTTTGGTAAACCATTCATGGCAACAATAACAGCGTATTTCTTCTGGCTTGTAAGTTCTAAGACATGCCTTGCATCTGCTTGTCTTACCCGATTTTCTATATTTATCATTCCTAAATTCATCTAATGGTTTTTCTTGTTTACAATTGGAACATTTCTTCACTTTGCTTTATACTCTCTTTTCATATTTTTCAATTTCTATCGGATTTAAAAAACCTAATAATCTAATAAGCAAAGCCCCTATCGAGAAAATAATAATCAAAGGAAATATTATTAGCCAACCGACTATAAATAAATTTTGTTCTTTCATTTTTTCTTATTTATCTTCTTCGTTAGTATTAAGCTTTTAAGAGATGAGATATTTCTATTTATTTCTTCGAGATTCACTATCAAATAAGGAAATTTATCCCGTAACAGAAAATCCATATCTACATATACTTTACCTAATTTTGTTAAAGTATCGTTTTGCCTATCAATCTTTTTATTTAATTCTTTATGTCCACCCAATAACATTCCTATATTCTTGCCTAATTCAAACCAAAGTTCATCATTGTCTTTCTTCATTCTTCTTATCTGGTCATTAAGCAGGAGGAGTAGAACAGCAATTATAAATAAAACTATTAAAATCGGTAGGGTTATATTCATTGGTATATACATTTTATTTATATTTTTCTTTTATAAAATCTTAATTTATCCCAATTCAACCCAAATTCTCTAAACATCATTCCCACATTGTCTAAATTATCAAGAAAATAAAATGCTTCATCTCGGGTAAATTGAGCGTTACTAATAGTAAAAACTTGTGGCACTTCTTTAACTGTGAACCAATCGTTACACGCTTGAGAAAGTGTAAATTTTTTTCCTTTATACTTTCCTCTTAATATCATCATTTTTGTGAATCTTTTTGTAAATCTTTTAAAACTGATTCAAACTCATCCTTTAAAATCTTTAGTTGCCAAACTTTAAGATGTGATACTTGATTCCACCTTGCATATAAGTTATCAAATTCTTTTTCACCGTATTTTTTTATAAACCAGTTATTGTATGGATAAGTATTATGTGTATGCAAATAATTGCATGGCCAACAGTTTATGTGACAATTACCCTTTTCTTCTATATCCCATCTTGTTGCTAAGTGGGTTCTTGAGAATATATGACTAGTTCCTAATTGTTTTGTTGATCCGCAAACAACGCACTTACCTTCTCTTATAAGAAGAATTTGTGTAACTAATCCGTCCAACTTTTTAATAAGACTTTTCCTTGATATTTTTCTCATTTTCCCGATTTAGTAATATGCTTTTTACTACATTCTGGAATCCTTATTACCTTTATGGGTTTAGGTTTCTCCACAAGTTTTCCTTTTTGTGGTTTAGAAAATTCAAATCCTGGTAAGTTGTCAAATAGTCTTTCGTTCATTTTTAGATTTATAAATGTGTTGTACGTTCTTTAAGTACTTCTCGTAATCCTCCTGATTTTTAAATTCTTCTTTCTTAGCGATAACAGAATTCTTTTTTGTTCTAATATAAATTGTTTCTATTTCTTCCATTTCTTACAAATTCTGGTTGTCAGCGAAAATCTTTTTTGCTTCATCGACTATATTTTCATTACCAGTTTTTATATATTCTTCAACCATGTCACAAAACTTTAAGACCGATTTTCTATATAACTCTTTATCAGATCTGCTCTGGAATTCTCTGAAAAACTTGATTGCTTTGATTAATCTATCTGATAACATATTTAATTCTTCATATTTCCCCATTCTCCCTAGCTCGCTTACTCTCTCCCTCAACCCGAATGTGTCTGTTGCTCCCAGCTACCTTGTTTTTACTTGTGTAGCTCAAGTGAACTTTCGGTATATCGGTCGGTCGTTTTGTTTCGCTAGTAGTTTGTGTTAAAATTAATTCGGCTGAATTAGTTTTTTCGCACCTACTACTCGGGGCGGCATAGTCTCTTTTCTTCGGGAACCTTTTAAAAGGGTAGAGCGGCCTGCCGCAGGTCTCCTATCTTACTCGTATCCTTTCAATTTCAATTTCTTTCTTAACCGCCAAATTGTGACTTTACTTCCAACTAGGTTTTGGTAAGCATTCTTTGGAACGTTAATTGAGTTATCCAATATCCACAAAAACCATTCCCTTATAGTTAGCTTGGGGTTTAATTGTCCGCCGAAGGGAATATCATTTGGAATGTTGAAGTTACCGAGGGGATCAAAGAAGGGTTTGGTTTTAATTTGAAAGGTCATAATACAGAATTACATATTGAAATTCAAAAGTCAAGTACATCTTTTGGAACAAACCCTATCATTCAAACATCCTCAAATTCCCATTCTCCGCAACTCTAAAACGATATTCCGGTTTGAGTTTCCAGATAGTAATATACCTGCCGTGTGCTATCGGTCTTTTAGTGGACTTTGTATCAACCTTTTCCCACATATCCTTTTTAAATGTTGCTCCAAACACTCTAGGGTCAACTGTGAGGGTCTTAAACTTGGGAAGTTGGCTTATCTGTTCTCTTACTTGGTCTATTGTGCAATATCCGTCGTTTTCTTTCGCTATCTTTATTGCTATCCAACGGGAATAATCCAGAAGTTCGGCTCTGTATTGCTCAAAAAGGTTTAAAGCCCCCTGTTTAGTTAAGGTCATTTCTTCCTTCTATAAAATCTTTGCGTAGCACTAACCAATCCTCTAAGTACAGGAAACACCTCATTCTTCTCGATTGCGAAAGTTACTTTGTCCTTCTCTATCAGGACTTGTTTATTGACTTTATCGTAGAACATCGAGAAATGCTTTAAAGTCTTTACTGGTATAAGTTCTTCCATATTCACCACCCCTCGGAATAAAGGTTATAGCAAACCCATTGTTCGGGTCCATAAGTCTTGAAAATATCGTATGCAACCGAGACATTTAGTTGCCAATTTGTTTTAAACTCAGGATTATAATGTTTAGACCAAAATGAATTTATTTGGAAAGGACCACGGTCAATTGAGCCGTTTTTATTAGTATGAACAGCGTCTTTTCTAAACCTGCTTTCGCAGTGGGCTAACCTAACACCTAAATAGGCGTCTTTCCCCCAGACCTGTTCGATATAAGAAACTACCTCTTGCCATCCTTCAGCTTTATCCCTTAATCCGGAAATTCTTGGGTCTGCCACCAACCCCTCATCCGGAGAGACCCCCGTCCCAGATGTGGGGGTTGGTGAGATGTATTGTGCATCTGCGTAAATAACTATAGTAGATGAAGAATGGAGCCAACTATTCAGTAGCCCCATAAGTGAGGCAAAAATGAGAATTAAAATACTCAGTCTTATAGCATCTTTCTTGTAGTGGTTCTGGTACATATCAACTGTCAATGTTCTGTTCCGGTTCTTTCAAATATCTCGGTCCAAAACTAAAAGTATTTTTCCATCCGTTACCGGAACACCAAATTTTTCTTCCGTCTTTTCTTAGATATTCGTGTGAATACCAGCTCTTTCCGTCTTTGGTATGCTTATCCATTTCTACGTTGTGTACTAAACAGGTTTTTGTATCTTTCATATAGATTGGTCTAACTTACTTTTAAAAAGGTTCTTCCCAGCGTATACAAAGCCAAATGTAAAATTTAGAGCTTATCCTTCTGGCTATATAAAGAATTGCTTTTCTCATTTCTTATTAGGGTTATTCGGGCAACTTGGTTTATGGAAATTCCCTACAGCTCCACAATACTCACATTTATTAGAGTTGATCGATTTATTTTCAAGTCTATGCTCTGGCTGTTTTTGTTTTCTGTTATCCATCGAATCTGCATCTTTTGTATCATCAATGGCGAACAATCCGCTTAAAGCATACTTTCTTGCATAGGAGCTGGTTGCTCCGGTTATTTGCGAGTCATCCATTCCCTTTTTATCTTGGGCTTCTCTTGCTAGTGCAATGTTACTTATTGTGTTTTCTCCATCTGAGATAGTTGCAGTTGCCTTGACATAATATCTTTCGCCAACTTGCACTATTTCATCATTTAAAGTTATTACGCAATCTCCAAGTAAAGGTTTGACGGCTTCTAAAATATCTTCACAGCTTCTATAGTGATAATTTCCAAATGTATTATGCTGATTCTTTGGAGCTTTTAATTCTTTTTGAATTCGGTTTAATTGCTTGAAAACTAATGTCTGCTCTATTGGCGTTTCGACTTCTTTTGTCTTTTCTCGAAATACATCTTGATTCATATTATTTTCTGGCGTCATGGTTTTTTAAATGATTTTTTAAGGCATCTATACCGCCTTCGCAATATGCTTCCTTCAAAGCTATCTCTATATATTTAAGATGTGCTTGATACTTAATTCCAGTAAAAGTACTAATATCTTTGGTGAGTTTTTTGGCTATCTTTTCAGCGTTCATAGAATTAATATTCTAAGAATAGATTAGCATACCAACTGCTCGGTTGTCAAGAGGATAAAGTTCCCGTATCTTCGGCCTTTTTTTCCTTACGTGCTTTTACCCCTAACTCGCTTAATTTCTTAAAGTAATCCTTTCCATATTTCTTCAGAGTTGCACGTCCACCGCGGGAGCCAAGTGCTTTGCCTATGTCTTTAATTCTTATGAGGTTTGTCTTTTTATTGTTTGCCATTTTTTACATCAAGCAGTCGGTAGTATAATGATAGAATATATGTACTAGCGTTGTCAAGTAAGGCAGGTATTGATGAAAGAGTTCGAGATTGTTCAAGCCTTAACCCGGCAAGCCGAGGATGGATTAATCCCTCTGGCTCAATATCTTCACAAAAACCATATGAAGGAATTCCATATTCTTCTCATGGGGGGAAGTTTTGAGTGGAAGCCTTATGAGGACGACCCCGAGGAAAACGAAGATGTCTCGTCGAAGGAGTAAAGGCGAAGGTAGCATTTATTTTTCCAATACCCTGAACCTCTGGGTAGCTCAAATCAATCTTCCTAACGGCAAGAGAAAAACCAAGTACTCCAAAACCCAAAAGGTCGTCAAAGATTGGCTCCTGGCTCAACGTAACGCAATA